TGCCAAGGCCAAACATGTCGTACTGCTCTTTGTCTTCTACCGGGTCATAGTCCTGCTGCCAGCATTCAAATGCGTTACGCAGGTCTTTGGCCTGTTCTGTGCTAATAGTGCTCATGGTTAATCCTTGTGATGTCAGATTTGAGAAACGTTTTCCTGCTGCCACACCTCGTCATACTCCGACTTGGGCATGTTAGCGACGTAGTTGTATGGGGATGCGCCTTCGACCTGTAGAAACTGGTGAGACTGGTCGTCGAGAAACAGCGGTACGCCACCTTCCCAGCCTTCTCCGTTTCGCTGCTTTTCCAACATCAGAACAGATGCCGGAGCGGCTAACAGTTGCTGGTCTTTATCGTTGAGTTGCTCACCCGCCTGGACGCGGTGTAGCGCTCTCTCCCGGCCTTTGTTACGCCAGATGATAAACAGGTTGTCTGTGAGGTCGGTGATGGCACCAGAGCCTTTCACATCCATTTTGCCAGTGGGCTTTTCCTCGCTGTCTCCTTTGCGGGAGTGAGTGACGAGGATGATGTGAGAGTTGGTCTTGTTCTTGAAGTCGCACAGTGCGTCGACAAACGCCTTCTGCCCGTTGTAATCGTCATCGCCGATGCCGCACTTCATGAGGCTGTCGATGATGAAAAGCCGGATTCCATATCGGCGGCGGGCATAGGTGAATATTTCGATGAGGCGTTCAGCTTTCGCCGTTCCAGTCAGACCGAATAACCATAACCGGTCATCGTAGAAGTTGAATGCCGACTCAATCTCCAGAACTGGAGGCATCTTGCAGCATGTAGCCTGGCGCGTAAGGCGCTTAAGCAGTATGCCGGGCTTAAGCTCCAGCGAAGCAACGCATGTTTTTACGCCCTGCCTCATGGCTTCCAGAGCCATATGACCGACGACTTCCGTTTTTCCATGGCCGTTAACGCCGTTGACAAGCGTCAACTCGGCTTCGCGAAACTGGAAGTTATAGGTCAGAGATTCCCATGGAGGATTGAACAGGTATTGCTGCTTACCGTAGAAGGCGTTGATGGTGTCCTGGTAAAACTCGCGGGCGCTGTAGAGTTCTTCCGGGTCAAAGAATGCGGCACCGCCTAGACACTGCCAGATTTCATCTTCGGAGATGCCGTCCATCAGGCACTCGTTGATGTCCTTGCGTGGTAACTTGACCATCCGGCAGCGATGTTCACCGAGTCGGCTGGCTATCTCTCTGGCGGCTTCCTGCCCCACTTCGTCGTTGTCCATTGATATCCAGATTTCTTCGAAGCGGTCGAGATTGTGAAACTCAAACTCAATCCATTGCTGCTTAGCGCCCTTGCCGCCACCGAAAGGCACTGACAGTGCGTTTATGCCGTACTGTGAGTAGCTCATGCAGTCGATTTCACCTTCGCACAGAACAACCGACCGCACTTTGCTGTCCAGCGCCTGCCAGCCAAAAAGACAGGGCTCGCAGTCTCCTTCGGCCATGATGACCTTCTTGCCATTCGGTCGCTCGGTGCTGATGCGTTTGACCTGAATCAGCTCACCATCGCGCTTGTACGGGAATACCAGAGCGTCCAGCTCTCTCTCGCCGTTCCACACCTTGCCACTGACGACTTCAAAAGCTTTCGCCGTTTCCGGAGAGATGCCGCGTGATTTGAGGTATTCGATGTGATGCTCGGTTTTATTGCAGTATCGGGCGACTTTCTTTCGGTCAGGACGGGAGAATTTCTTTTCGCGCTTTGCGTCGAAGTGGTGGTCGTCATCGCGGATGCCGAGAAACGCTTTGGCCTCCTGCATCGCCTGATGGAGGCTGATACCACGACACGCCATCCACAGGTCAAGCATGTCACCGCCATCTCCTTCAGCAAAGTCAGCCCATTTCTTTTTGCCGTTGAGGTTTACTTTCAGGCTGGAGCCTTTGTCGCCGTGGACATTGCCCGCCACCCACTCATGCCCGTCTTTCTTGCCGTTCGGCAACAGGTGCGGCGCTACCCTGTCAACCTGCGACCACAGCAGGTCACTTAGTTCGCTAGGTGTCATCAAACTGACCTCAGATCCAGACGGTTAAACCAGAATTCAACGAATGCAGGACTTAGCCAGCCATGGTTATAGCCAGCGATGAGTAACGCTTTGATTCTGGATTTCATGTCTCACCTGTCGAAGAATACATAACCGGTTTTCGACACGGTGATTGCGGATGATGGTTTTGAGAAAGATTTTGAAGTACGGGATTTTTGAAAACCCCTGGCATTTCTGAGCCAAGTATTCAGGGCGCGATTCCAGTCAATGAATTTGCTTCCCTTGCTAAGGTGGTGGTCGGTGAACTTTTCAAATTCTTCCTGCAAGGAAATGCCGTATTCATTTGCCATCTTTTGGTGGGCTTCACTCGGTGAGAATCCTTCCGGCATTACCGTAGATTTTTTCTTGCTCTCTAAAGGTTCTTTGACTGGTTCAAAAGAGTGACTGGTTCTGGTGCCAGCAGGCGGCACAGGGGGTGTGCTTTCTGACGACACAGGGGTGCTTTCTGACGACACAGGGGTGCTTTCTGACGACACAGGGGTGCTTTCTGACGACCCACCTGAGGTTTTTGGCGGCACAGGGGGTGTGCTTTCTGACGGCACAGGGGTAGATGTTAAATGCAGGCGGTAAACGTTGGAGGTATTACCTTTCCCGTTGTTAACCCCAAGCCGGTTTTCCTTGGTCATGAGACCGAGTTTTATTAACGCAGATATGTGTTCTTTTACGGCGCTCTTACTACATTCGCAGTGGTCAGCAATATGTTGGTATGAAGGCCAGCATTCACCGTTATCATTGGCGTTATCGGCAAGTTTAATCAGAACCAGTTTTCTCAGTGGGTTGCCAACCTTTATATTCATGGCCTTAGCCATAAGATTCATGCTCATTTTGACTTCTCCGAAGTTTTGTGCCTGTTAAGTATTTCTCTCAGTGTCACAGCTATTTCTGGATTAACCCCCTGATAAAACTGGTCACGTAGCACATCTTTTCGGTGATTAACGCGTTTATTTTCCTGCGTTTTTCGCATATAATTACCTCGCTGGATGTTGTTAAAATTCCATTTGTATTTGATCAGAACGCTCGGTTGCCGCCGGGCGTTTTTTATTGGTGAGTCCATCAAGCGCATACTTAAAAGCCCTGCTAATCGGACTGATGTCTGATGCCATTCCAAAAGCACACAAGACCGAAGCAATAAATCTCCAGTCCGTTCTGCTTATCTTCGATTCATGACACCCCACCATCTTCGCCAGTCCACGCTGTGTGACCGTAGAAAGATTGATGAGTAAATCTGTCTCTGCGCGGTCGATGTCGCGCTGGGACGGCTTGCTATAACTTGCGTTTTCCATTCGGTATTCTTCCTTTGTTGTTTAGATACGTGCGCAGACCGTGGGGTCTGCCACTTAAATGAGTTACCGCGTTGTCGGCGGTTCAAATTGATAAAGAGCGGTGTTACTTATGCTGCGAGAAGTTTTCTGCGGCTTAAATCAAGCAATTCAGTGGCTTGGTATTTACCGTTAGAAATCCTCTCAATCGTTTCTGCGTACTGTGTTTTCCCGAAAAATTCGGTCTTGGGGAGAAATCCGTTTTTAAGCCATTTATAGACGGCTCTTTCACTTACTCCGCAAGCCCTAGCTACTTCGGGGATGCCAATACTTTTAATCGGCTCATCTAAATGATGCATGGGCTATTCCTCTTCGTACTTTCAGTACACATTATGATTGAACTGAAAGTTTTTGCAAGTGGTTTACTATCGTACTCATGGTACAAACTGAAAAAGTGCGCCAAGAATTCTCCCAGCGGCTAGCGCAGGCCTGTAATGAAGCTGGGCTGGATGAACATGGACGGGGAATGGCTTTAGCCAGAGCCTTGAACGTAACTTCAAAAGCCGTCAGTAAATGGCTTAACGCTGAGGCATTGCCACGGCAGGAGAAAATGAATGCGCTGGCTCAATTTCTGAAAGTTGACGTTGTCTGGTTGCAGCACGGGAAAAGCAGTAAACAAAGCGAATCAAACGTAAGCTATGTTGGGAAACATGAGCCAAAAGGAAATTATCCGTTGATTTCTATGGTGAAAGCTGGTGCATGGTGTGAGGCTGTAGAACCGTATTCATTGCAGGACATCACAGAATGGTACGACTCTGACGCCCATGTTGAGGGGGATGGGTTTTGGTTGCGTGTTGAAGGGGATTCCATGACATCTCCAGTTGGCATAAGCATCCCGGAGGGAACATTAGTTCTGGTAGACACGGGCAGAGAGGCTAAAAACGGCAGCTTAGTTATAGCGAAACTGGTTGATGATAATGAAGCGACATTCAAAAAACTGATCATCGACGGCAGTCAAAAGTATCTAAAAGGCCTCAATCCTGCATGGCCAATGATACCTATCAACGGAAACTGTCGAATCATTGGCGTAGCTATCGAAACCAAGATGCGCCTAGTTTAAGGCGCAGTGGCCTGAAGAGACGTTTGGGTGATAGTGCAGTGAGCTGATGAACTGAGTGATTGGGTGATAGACATAAATAATTAGAGGCATGGTTATGGAAGACGGTGTTTTGCAGGACATAAAAATATCATTGAGGTATGACGGTAAGGATGCTTTAAACCATGAGATAGACTTGAATTGTCTTGGTGAGTCGCTTAAGGGTTTCTCTAAAGTTCTCTCTACTGCCGCATCTTTTTCAGCAACACAAAAGTACAGCAAACTAGTTACATATCAAGAAGTTAAGGTTTATGCCAGAGAGGCTAGAGCAAACTGTTTTACTCTTGATGCTGTCCTTAACTTTGTTACCCAGAACCAGTTGTTCTCGGGGATCGCTGCAACTATACTGGGTGCAATACTTCAGTACATTTTTGCGAGAAACTCCAACAAGAAAGACGAAATGAAAGCTCTACAGCAGGTTCTTGAAAAAGCCATTGAGGCGCTAGGAAACAAGGATGCAGGAACCATCGATAAATTGATCTCAGTGATTGATAAGATGGCTGTAGAGTTACGCCAATCAGTTAGGCAGGCTGTTTCTCCTATAGGCAATACATGCGATCAGATAAGCATTGCTACCAACATTGATGGTTGCCTAGTTAAAGTGAATGAGCAAGACAAGGCTCAAATCGACAAGCTTGACGATGATGAGGTTCTTGGTCTCAGGGAGTACCGAGCTTATCTTACTGAGTTTGATGCTCAAAATATGACGGCAAAAATAATTTTAGATGGTGACGAATCCAAGAAGAGAATTACATCTGATATTAGTGACCCCGCCGCAAGCAAGAAGAATAATCCCTATCTCAATGCTCTGAGTGCCTACATTTCCACCAAGGGAGATGTATCTTCAATCTTTACGATTACCGCAAAAGCAACCGTAAAGAAAGGGCAGATTAATAGGCTCTTCATAGTCGACGCAAAATGATATCCATACCCCGGCCACCGCGCCGGGTTTTTTATTGCCATACTCCCCTGCGCCACCTGCACTAAATGCTGACTCCTGCACAATTTCGTTACTCCTGCACCTTGCAGCCAAACCAGCAGCCCGCCACGGTGCGGGCTTTTTTGTGCCTGTGACATGCCTCGCAAAAATAAATACCCTTAAAAATCAAACATAAAAATCTAATTTTGACTTTATTTTCAATCTTCGTACTTTTGGTACTTGCATTAATCGTACTATTGGTACAATATAAACCCATCAGAAGGACGCTGAGGCAGTACGAAACGGAAGTTTGCTCTTTAACAGAACAGGTGCGCTGACAAAGCGCGAACAGATACCAAACGAGATGGGTTTGGGGTGCGGGCAGAAGCCAACCTCTTCGGCGGAGGCGCTCGGCAATGAGTACGCGGTCAGGGTTAGCCGCCTGACTGCCTGCACCACCAAAGCCATTTCACATGAGGACAAAGCCATGACGGTTATCCAATACGGTTCTTCAGTATCAGCAGGTAACGCTAAAACTCGCCGTCATCAGCGGCGCAGAAAGCTAGCTATCGAGCGTGACGCTATCGGCAATATCATCGACTCCATTTTAGGTTGCGAGGCTCCTGACGCTTCTCAGGAAGAATCACGCAAGCATGCAAGCCGCGTTGACCGAGCCACTTCGCTCGTAGCTCTCCGCGACAAGAAGCCGGAAGTAACCGAACGCAAGCGTAACCCGGCATACAAGAAACCAGTTAACCACCCTACCCACTTGATTAACGCGCACCAGAAAATGCGCGGCAAATCGATTCCGGCCTACTACGACTATCAAAAGGATTAACAAAATGAACTCTGCTGAATTATCAAAAATTCTGGATGAGCACAAAGTGTGGGTGACTTCGTTTGGTGAAAACGGATCTAAAGCCGACCTGAGCGGTGCCGACCTGAGCTGTGCCAACCTGTACGGTGCCGACCTGTACGGTGCCAACCTGTACGGCACCAACCTGCGCGGTGCCAACCTGAG